AGTGGGCTGCAAACTCTTGGTAGACAGAAAGGTCCAAGTTTGTAGATGCCACCGGGCGGGCACAGGCAGTACCTCTGAGGATGTCCGTAGAAATCCAAGCCGGATTCTTGCTGACATTCTCTCCATCCCCATTGACAAGAGCGGGGCCTTTCCACTCATCATCTTCATAGTAGTGGAGTGGGGACTCCGCGACCACATTGAACTGATCAAGAGTACCAGAGATCTGAGAAGATGCCTTGATTCGCATACCAACAAGAACCATGTTCTCCTTGACATATTCACTGACAGGAGATCTGGCTGCGAAGCTTCTGAACGCCCCAATTTGGGAATCATGCTTTACTTTGTCATCTTCTGTGACAACTTTGTTTGTTCTGCGAACTTGAATTTCATACTTGCTTGGCAGAGTATCCACCACCACCCCACGACGGAACAGGCCGGGGCGGGCTTCTTCATTAACAATCACAAATGCCCCTGTGGCCGGGGGGCCAAAGAGACGTTCAAGATTTCTCTTCTTGATGATCCATCGGAAAAACGGCCTAAATGATGTCAGCTCAGGCCCCGCCCCCCGGCGGATATAGTCTTGTAGAGCAAGGCCATCGTCAATGAACTCAATGATATTGATGACAGCCGATAGGATCTCGTTGAACTGTCCCAGTTCTGTGCCAAAATTCTCCAGCACATCTGCGGAATCGTCAATCTGGTTTGCAAGATCGAGGATCCTGGTGTCAATCAGATTCAGAGAAATTATCTCAATGTTGTTGTAGATGCCAGAGTTTGTCATCGCCTCTATGGCAGTCCGGATGCCAAAAGTCCTAGCCACGAAGTATTGGCGGAGACTGTCGGATATCAGTCGCTCTCCAGAGACTATGTCCTCCAGAAGGGCAATCGTCTCTTCTATGAACTGCTCTGTGGCTACAAGGAACTGGAACAGGTCCGAATCAGTTAAGATCTCGGCTTCTTCTGTGATGTTCTGCCTGACCCACGATGGGTAGACATAGATCCAAGAATTAGGGCCAGTGGCACCATAGGGGCGATAACGAATAGAGATGTCTACTCGTTCGCTTGACACATCTCCATTATTGTTTGTATTGTAAAGTCCCTGAGGGAATATGAGGTCCAGCCCAAATCGCACAGTGTCGTTCTGTGTGATGTGGGTTATGACATTCTCATTGAGATCCGTTGTCTCTGTGACCGGGCCTCTGGGCAATCTTTCAAAGAACTCGTCGGGGTTGTCCCCGTACCAAGATGCGGCATAGAGCAGGTCTCTGTCGTAGTTGACTTCTTCTGCATCGAGCCCCATGCTGTAAAGATCAACAGGACTACCTGCGGAGTTGCGACGAGGAACGTTGCTCCATCCGTCATCAATAATCCAGGATACTTCTTTGAAATCTGTTATCGGGATCTCCCCAATCTTAATCTCAGAAATCTTAAGCGGCTTGTACCCAAGACAGAACAGGACATTGATGTACTGATCTTCTCCTTGAATTTCGGTGATTGGTGAGGCACAGAGATCAGGGTAGATTCGAATCTTACCATAGACTCTTGGCACAGCACCGTAGGGCCGGAGCCGATTCCTGGTGCCACTGATCGTGAAGGACTGCAACTCAAGAGGCTGGGTCGGGGGCTTGATGAATGTCGAGGACAGGAAGATACCAAGGATAGAAAGTCCTGCAGAAAGGATTGTCCCCCATGGCCCTCCGATCAAGGCCCCTACCGCCGTGCTGGCTATTGTGGACCCTAGGAAGCCTAATAGACGAAGGTTGCCCTTATCTAATAGAGCCGTGCCGGGGTCGCCAGCGGGGCTAACCCCTAAACTTACTAAGGCCCCGGCGCGAGGGCGTATAAGCTGCCACATACCCCTCGGGATTTCCTCATTATTGAGGCTGACCCTTATGAACACCCAAAACTGTTCAGCAATGCCCTCGGCATCAAGGATTTGACAAATGGTCATCTTCTCCGGGTACTCAGCTGTGTGCCGAAAACTCGGGAAGTAGATCGACCCTCTGCTTACATGTACTTTTTCAAGCACAACATTTATCCTTGTGTCTGTAGATACCGTTTATTCTTGAAGACCACCGGGTGCTGTCATATCGTTCTATTCGGGCAGTATAGCCCCCAAGTATGTGGAGCATTGAGTTTGGACTGACCACGATCCCACAATGAATCGGGTGGCCCCCAATATTGATCTCTATCACATCACCTTCTTTTGGGAAGGCTGCTCTAAACCAAATCCCAAGCATATGAGAATCTTCAAATGCCTTCTCTGTCATTTTTGTACTTTCAACATCGGGCAGATCAAAGTCTGGGAGTTCTATGGAGAACTCATTCTTATAGACAACTTTCACCAAACCATAGCAATCTAGTGCCTCAAGAGTGCGGCCTCTGTATAAGTATGGGGTGTCTATATATTTTTCTGACCAATGCATCAGAACATCCCCGGGAAGTCAAATGGGTTGTAAGTGTCTTTCGGGTATTTCCTGTGGGAGACAAGTTCATAGGAAAGTTCAAGGATCAGGTTGAAGTTGTCGTAGGTTGCGTTCAGTATCTCAAGAGGAACAAGGTCGTATTCTATATTGTTGAATTGTTTTGGGCTCGTTGCCAGATTTGTGGCAGTCACACACTTGGCGTTGATGAACAGGTCCCCACGAAGAGATCTGATCAAGTCAGTGAATACTTGATCCACATTATTCAATTTGATGGTCGCTTGTCGGAGGCCTTCTTCTGTCTCTTCTGGCTCCGAGAACTCAAACCCAATTGCAGTATAAACATCCCCATTGACAGAGATGTCTTCCACGTTATTCACAACTCTGATTGGCTCATCCAAAGAAGGATGCGTGATATCAAAGATATCCAACACAACAACATTTGTTGTCTCTTGAGAAAGAGAAGCAATGAATGTCTCAGTATAGTCTCTCATTCTGGCATCAGTTCTAGTTCTATGACAGAAGTATATCGCCGCTGTGTTGTTCCACCGGATCCTGGTGCTGTGACGAAATTCGGGGCGGGAGAGATCAAGTCCCAGTTCGGGCGTTTCACCCCACCTTGCTCATCAAGCCTGAACCTGTAGACAGCGTTGCTTGCTCCCGTGATCATGTTCACCCAAGTGAATTTGTCAATCCCATTTCGAAGGGTATCCGAGAACCATGTATTAAACGTGGCAACTTGGGCACCCGACAATTCGATTGGAGTGCTGTGGAACTCTCTGTCTCTCGTTGAACCGGGTCTGGATTTACCCGGCCCCCACGATGTCCTGAATGCTTTGGCTGAGCTTTCAAATGTTTGCTTTGTGCCAATGGAAGTCCCTTGGGGGAACGGGTTCCCGGAAATTCCTGGAGGCCATGTTGCGTACGGCATTATGTAGGCCTCCTCTGCATGTTGCTGAACTGAAGAGCCATTGCACGATTGAACTTACCTTGGGCAAGGCCCTTCTTAAGCCAGTTATCCAAAAAGATCTCTATCTTGTCACCACCACTGGAGTTCTTGGACTCTTCCACGTGTATCATCTCAGCAGGGATCCCACTTGCATACACATTGACCTCAGTCTTGGAACCTCCACCAACTGCCCCAATTCCCATCTCACCATTGCGCATACGGCGCAGGGGGGCAACAACCTCGGGGCCAGCTTCTCCCATCACCCCGGTTCCATTCTTCATTCCAAAACTTGTGGGGGCCGTTACAACTCCGCCCTTTGCAAAGTATTGAACACCACCATCAAATGCTCCTCCCTTAGCAAATCCAGGAAGTGCTCCTCCAACGAGATTCACAATTGGCTTTAGTATAAGTTCCATTGTAGTCAGTCGGAAGAGATCTTCCAACATCGAGTCAATCAACTCTTTGAATGTCAATTCTCCGGTTCTTGCAAATTCAATGAGAGAATCAATCAACCCATTCATCCACTGTTCACTCAAAGTCTTGATTTCTTCAATGACCTTCTTGATACCCTTTAGTTCTTTCTCTCCTTTATCCCCCATCCCACCAAACAATGTAGTGATTGCAATTATAGCATCTGCAATTAGCGCGAGGACTGTGAATGCCATGTGCATGGCAACAGCAATTTTGAACGCAGTTGACAACCCCGCTGCGGACATTGCTTGGAACATAGCGGGGGCTGTCTTCAAAAGATCTAGTATCTTTAAAACACTACCAGAGATTGTTGCTCCCGCCTTAGCTATTTGGGCAATCTTCTGACTATCAAACGCTTTTGACAAGGACTCTCCCACAGCCTCAATCGAATCTGGGAGCTGGTCAACAGTATCTTTCAACTTAGTTTTCAACGCATCTGAAAGCAGATCAATTTGGACGGGCGAAAGATCTGGTGAGCTGAGGGCTGTTCCAATTTCTTCAATGCTGAGAGTTGCAATGTTACTGAGATTTTGCCAATACAACTCATTGAGAAGATTTCTACTCTCTAGAGCTGTGACTCTTCCTTGCCTAATCATCTCAGGCATAGCAAACTTAATAGCCTCCATTTCAGAAGCCATCTCTTTCATTGCATTCGTTGGGCCTTGGATATTTGAAATCGCATCAAACCCAGCCTGGAGTTTTTCATTGACTTCAAAGTTCTGATCTGTGATGGCCTCCATGGTGAGGGCCATTTCCTCGGCCTCATTCTTTGCCAACTCAAACATGGAGCGATACTGCTCAGGCACTATGGCCATGGCTTTTGAAATGTCCATGTTGGCGTTGAGGCCATCCTCACGATAATCAGTCCAGAGATTCTTGAAGGCTTCGAAGAGTGCTCCCTTATCCAGAATCTCCGGGAATTTTTGGGACAGAGAACTCAGATTCATTATGTCAGCAGCGAGGGCCTCCGCCGGGTAAACTTTCAGCCGGACATCTGTGGCTTCTTCCTTCAAACGCTCAAGAGCTTTCTGCATTGCTTTCATTGCAGATTCTGAAAGGCCCTTCGGTTCATCCCCTGCGGTGCCCCCAAATGTAGGCTCAATCACCAAACCCATCCCTGCAGCGGGATCTTGGACTGAGGCAAAGAAATCTTGGACCATTTTAGTTGCAAGAGGAAATTGTTCTAAGAGGCTCTGCTTCAGAGAAGCCATATCTGAGTCAAATTGTTCTTTTGTGATTTCGCCAATCTTTGCAACTTCGCCATAGGCCCATTCTGCCTGATCAACTGCAGCACCACCAAGGCCTCCCACCATCTCACCAATATAGTCATGGTTGAATATTGCAACCTGTTCGTCCATAAGTTCTTTTGCACCACCATTAATAGTCCTCTTCAGACCTTCCATCCAGGCGGTGCCTACACCAATAGGATCTTTGAAGAATCCATATGGATCTCCATTCTCTTCTTTCCCATAGCTCTTTGGGTCCATCACTTTCCCAATGACACTTGTCATTTTCCCCAAGAAACTGGTGACACCGGAAAATCCTTTGTAGATGTTTGTGAAGAAGAGTGAGTAGACACCGATTGCCTTATTCACCCCCCATTTACACCAATCCACAAAAGCCATGCTCCATGTCTTTATGTTGGTGAGTATGTTGTCTAGGGCCGGAGGGAATACGTCAACGAATGCTTGCCAGTATCCTTGGATATCCCCAAGATTCTTATTCCAGACTGCACGGAGGACGTAGGCCGTTGCAGCAAAAGCAGCCACAGCAGCAATCCCGAGGCCAATTGGCAGTAGGGTTGCCAGAAACAACACTCTGACACTTGAAATAATTGTTCCTAGCAATTTCAGTGGGGAAGCTAAGGCCATTATTGTGGTCCCCAGATACCCAAAAGAAACAGCCAATAATCGGACAGTAGATACGCCCCCTGTCAGAACAGTTGTAAAGAGAGGGACTACTATTCCGAACAATGTCCCAAAAGCAATAGTTAAACCAACAACAGCAGTAGTCCACAACAGAGTTGAGACAATCGCATCATCGTTTGCGTGGATCCATTGTGTGATGGCCCCCCAATTCTTGTTGATGGCATTATTGAGACTTGCAAGAATCCCAATTAGGCTAGAGAATATAGAAGTAGACATCACTTCCTTCTTGAACAAGAACCATGAATCGTGCATCATAGAGACCTGACCCACCCACTGCTCCTTCATCTTCTCCGTTGCACCACGGAACAAAGAATCGTCTTTTGTCCATGCTTCCCAGATTCGACGGCGAACTTCTCCGATGTCAATGCCTTCTTCAATCTCTTTTGGATCGAAGCCAAGTATCTGCATGACACCCCTGTCTCTGAACAGGTCTACAGCTCCGGCTCCAGCTGAATACAACCTGGAGAATTGGCCAGTGGTTTCTTTGAGGTCAATACCAAGAACCTTAATAACAGATGCGAGGTCCAAGATCAAAGGCGTCCACGCTTTAACATCTTGAGCGTTGCCTCCAAAGATCACAGACAACTGGGTGCCCATGTTCAGCACATCTTCGAAAGTCTGGGGCACTTGTCTGGCTGTGTCTACAAGAAAGCCCATCATGTCGTTGACTTTTTCTTGAGACTTCAACACAACCATCATAACAGCTTCATACTGCTGCATTGTGCTAGCAGCTTCGATGAAAGAGTTGGCAGTTCTCTTCCCAAAATAGGCCGTAGCTGCCCCCACAAGACCAAGTGATCTTCCAAGGGCAGCTACATCAGAAGCCATCATACTAATCGAAGTGCGGATACGAACACTGTCCCGAAGGACACCTTGGACAGAGCGGTTCCATTCGCCAACATTCAATCGCATTCTTCCTACGATTGATCCTGCTGAGAATGTTGCCATTTATTTATCCTTCTTGAACTGGGTGGGAAGATTTCTCTTCAACGCTGCCCTGTTTGCTCGATATTGCTCTTCTTTCTGGATCTGTCTTATCAACGCCCCTTCTTTACCACAAAGTTTGACCTCAAGAGAGTTCAGATAACTGATCCTGTCTTCCTCACTCATATAAGGTAGACTGCTGACCTTACTAAGATCAATCAGATTCTCTGCTCTCAATTTTCCAACTTCATTCAACCAGAACTCTATCTCTTTCTCATCAGCTTCGAGAAGATATTCTATTTGAAAAGACGGGATGAAGAACAGAATCCTTGCTATCGCCTGATGTTTTTGGAGCCGGATTTGCGCTCCCCCGCTTCCGTCAACGCTTCCATCACTCGGCTGAGAGTCGCTCTCAGGACACGAGCGTCAAGGGTGCGGAAGAATGCCAAGTCTTCTTCCGCACCCCCAACAAGGAGATTGATCTGATCGGAAAGGACATCCACAACGCTCGTTGCAGACTCTTCGTTCTCTCCGATCTCAGTGACCCGATCAAGGGTCTCTTTCTTCATGTTTGCAATGACGAACTTCCGGCCCCCGACCGTGAGTTCAAGGGGATCTGTCAGCCCCGGGATTGCATCAATGTTGATGACGTTCTTGCCCATTTCTCACTCTCCTATTGTTCCACCTATCAGGTGGAGTTCTGACCAAGCGTTGCGATGTTGCCCGTGGTGAGATCATCGAAGATGTCCCACATCACATTGAAGACCTTCTGATTCTCGAGATCGAACTTGAAGTCGAAGTTCGGAACCGGGAAGGCCAGTGCAAACTGTAGCCATTCCGACTCGTCCGTGGACACCACACCGGTGTCAATGGGCTTGATGATGAGGAGGCCGGCACTCTCGCGCTCGGACATCCCCACGGGGTTCAGAAGCTGCAGAGATTTCTGCGCTCCCGCGCTGAGGGTAGAACCCGGAATCAAATCCTTCATCTGGGAAAGCGAAAGGCCGGTCAGGTTCGATTCTACTTCGGCACTGCGGCCGACGATAATCTTGTCGTGCGGGTTGGTTCCCTTTGCGTCACGCAGAACATCACGGCGTTCCGTCATGATCTTCACCCCGACACCACCATGGGTGCCACCATTGGGGTTGGCAACAGTCTTTCCAAGGACGTTGCCTTTCCAGGTCAACTCAGCAGGTCCAATGTCCTGGAACTGCTGTGCTGTGTGCGTGGGCATAATCAGGCTCCTTTCTTATACCGAACTATCAGGTTCGATACAAATTGTTCTTGATTTTTCTCGGACACACCAAGATACTGAGGCTCGTCTCCAACTATGGATAGTATAGTATATCCACTAATTGTAATACAAGCTTGGTTTAATAGTTTCTGAATTAGATCATCGGTGATTTTCCTTCCTTCCATGTAAGTTCTGCCGTGGCCAACAATTTGGATGCTCTTAGCTGTCACCTCGGCCCCATCAGTAGATCTCGGGGCGGGGCCAAGCTCAGTTACACGGATCCAAGCAATCTCGTCCGTATTCTTCGGGGACCGAGATCCAAGAATCAGATTTGTTCCAATCACAAGTGTGGCATCTCTTGTATGGATGTAGTCAAGAAACTGTTTGATCATGGCTTGTTGATCTCGTTTGTTATGATCTGCATGTAGCGATTATTGTTTGTGACAAATTTAGTGGACAAGAATTTCGCTCCGGTGCCAGCGGTCTTGAAATTGAGATGAACTCCTTCGTGCATTCTGGCTGCATATTCAGTATTGAACCCAACTGCCCCCACAATCTCGTTTGGTGAGACAGAGTCCCCAAGGACTGTGGCCGGAGAACCTTTGCCATTGCTGGGATCTGGTGACGTCGCAATGTTCTTATTGTTCACAAAGACACTTCCTGATCCACGAAGAGCACCCGTCCAATGGGGAGTGGATGGAATATCTAAGGTTGCATCAGACATGGCCTGAATTGCTGCCTTGCCCATGCCTCTCTCCGCAGCATCAAGTCTAGCTCTTGATACTTTTGGGAAAGTCATTTCAAAATCAGAACTCATCGCAGGAACACCCTGTATGTGACAATTGAGCCATAAGAGTCTTTGATGTCATACCCGGCAACCCCGTACTTGCGGGTTGCATACGTGATGTAGATATTTTCAATGAGAGAGAAAAGATCCACTCCTGATGGGACGTCCCCCGGGGAGAAGTCTACATAGCCAACAGATTGGATTTGTTTCCCTTCACCATCACGTAAGATCTGGGCTTTGAAATTGATGCTTGTGTTCAGAACAAAAGAAGAAATAACCCCGGAGACTCCGGAGACAACTTCATTGTATTCATTGGCCCTCACGATGTTCACAGTAAGGGCTTGGTTGTTGTAGATCTTAGTTAACATTGACAGGTCCTAATGTATTGGCATCAGCCTCTGCAATTTCCATTGGCTTCTTCCCAAGAATCTGCTCGTAATCTCCACGACCAAGAATCTTGACCCGTTGATTGTTGCTCAGGGCCACAAGTTCTTCATACTTGTCAGACTCTTGTAGTCTTTCGTCAGTGATTGGATGTATCGTACATTCACACATCGGGTGGACCGGGGGCTTGACAGTCAATCTTGGGAACTCTAGATTGGCTCCTGTGATAGAGAAGACTCTGCCACTGTATGGCTGGCATTTTGGACAAGGGTTATCATGGATGTCCCACATCACAAGATCAAGTCCATACTGAACAGCTGTGTTGATTGTGCCTTGTGTTACAGCCTCTCGGGTCCTTGTTCTAGCCACCAACTCAAGATACTTATCAAGCCGATAGTTGCGGCCCCCTATTGAAACAAACTGCCCATTCCCAATTCTTTCTCTATAGATCTCAAGAAGAGCGTCCCTTTGCTTTCGGCTTCCCCGCCCTTGGATGATGCCTTCAGCAATTCCTCTTGTGATTGCTTCGTCCACACCCTTGGCCAACTGGGTCCTCTGAATGTACGACCCAACAAGTTGTCTCAGTTCAGCCCCGGCCTTGACAGTGTCCAGAACAATGCCATCTGCAAGGACAGATATCGCGGAAGTGTGGATTCGTGCAAAGGGGTCCACAGAATCAGCTACCCCAAGACGGGCCAATTGCCGGGCAGCAACATCGATGCCTCTCTGGTAGCTCTTGGGCAATACATCTTCTGCCCATTCAGCGGCTTGGGCTTCCAAAGAAAAGATTATCAGATTGAGCTGTCTCAGTATCTGAGTATTCCTGGCTCTTGTATTCTCAGAAGACACATTCAGAATCTTCTTTTGAATTTCTCTTTCTGCTGATCTGTAGATGCGGATAAGCTCATCCAATTGCCTTCTTGTGTAGGAGGCAATCTCCGCGGACTTGATCTCACGAACAAGTTCTTTAGACCCCGGCTTCGGCATTGTACCCCGAGTCGTCTCTCAAGAGATCGTGCTGTAGTATTTTGGATTTTGATCTGGGCTTCTCAGCGGAGGCCAAGGCCCTTCTCGCAAATGGGCAAATTGCAAGTTCGCCCCCGTCTTTCTTGAACTTCTCCTCTTGCCGCATTGTCTCTTCTACACCCATCGCCTGGAGGTAGGCCCTTTGATCTGAGCCTGCACCAGCTACAAGCAAGAAGAGTGCTTGTTCACAAACACTGTCTTTGTGTGATTGCTCAGTGGGCTCCAGGACATAGACCTGTTCTAACTGATTCTGTGCAGTTGTGAGTGCAGCAAGTTTGATGTCATTGTCTGAAGTATCCCATGCTGTTGAAAACAACCGGGTATCAAAAAATGTGTTGGCTGCTGTCACATCAATTATTAGAGCCATGGGAATTTCCTTCCTGTCAACTCATCCGTCTTACCCCAAAGCAGATCCTTGTTCTGCCTCTCAATGTAGACCTCTTTATCGTACTCTTTGAAGACACGAGAGGCCTGGTGAGTTGAGTCGCTCGGGGCGTTCTTTGCATTTGGGTGCAAGATTGTCACGCCGTTGTCAAACATTGACAACATCTCGTTCTCTTTTGCAAAGGCCCCCAACTCGGTGTCTGCATAGAAGTGGTAGTACTCTGGGCACTGAACCTGCTTGTCAGGGAACAACTCCGAGAACTCTTTGTTCAAGGCCCAGAAGCAGGTTGGCTGGGCCGTGGGGAGATTCAAGATTGGAATACCAAACATGAACGGATGAGTGATCCAGTCCGTGCGGGTCAAGAAGTCGTACTCGAACCCGGCCCCCAATCTGCAGTAGTCTGCAAGATACACCACCCAATCAACTCCACATTCGTCAAACGCATGCTTGACAAGAGAGTTGATGAGGAATGTCAGTGGGGCCGGTTCCTTACCATGGTCGATGATGTGCATGGCACTGGGCGCAAATCGCTCAATGTCCACCCTCAGCCCACCAAGTATATCAGGCCGATTCAGCGTTGGCGTGATTATTGCATATCGCATTACACAGTCCCTTTCAATCGTCGGCTTGCTTGCATCTGTTCAATGACAGGCTCACCAAGTCCCGCCATTGTGTCAAAGATCTGGTTATAAGACATCGGGATTCTCTCAACAACACATTCCTTAGGCACCTTCCAAGATTGCAGGACTTTTGCAAGAACCTGTTGGTCGAATACCTTTTCCTTGTTGCTGATGCACCGCTCACACGCATCTTTCCAACGGAAGATCAAATCTTTTGTTGCTACCGTTGGACGTATGAAGAGAACAGCACTGCTGACCTCAGTGTCCTGTCGAGTCGCATCGGGCACATTGGCCCAGTCAAATTGACAATACCCAAAGTTTGTCATCCAACCATCGAACAGCTCAGGGTATTTGCGGATTCGCGCGTCCGCATCAAGGAACAACAGGGGCCTCTTCGGAAAATCTTTCATTGCCTGTTCAATGACAGTTGGCTTGAGAAGACAATTGTAGTGCCAATCTTCAAGACTTTCCATCTCGTAGATATGGACATCCAGACCAAAGAACCGGGCGGTCTGTTCCATCCCACGGATTTCTTTCTTGTACTCGCTGTCCTTCGTGTAGTACCCGATCACAAGAGGTCTGTGATTCTTCGGGCTTGTGTAAGAGTCTACAGTATCGAGACTCTCGATCTCGAAGGTTGTAAGCGCAGAATTCTCAGAATGGTTCACCACCCTGATGTTGTTCTTACGACAGTGAATCGCAATGGGGTCAAAGCTCTTGAGCATGTAGTTGTACACGCTTGAGCCTTGGTTCTCTGGATAGCCGGAGTGGAACCATTCTTGGTGACCATCAGGAGTTCCCGACATGTCAAACCCAAGAAGGTGGATCTCAGTGGCCCCAAGGGCAATCGCAAATTGAAGGGCCATCTGTCCAGAATTGTTTCCAGAAGAAAGCCCGTGGATAGAAATGTTTGACATTGGAACATCCGGCTGACCGTGATCAACGTCTGGCCTGGTGAGGACGAACACCGGCTCTTCCGTTGGTTCTGTGATCGCGGCCTCTGGGATGACTGTGAAGACTTTCACTCCACGAAAGTTATCCCACTTGTCTTTGGAGACAGACTTCTCTTTGTCTCCGTTCCCAAGTTTACCCTTCATCGCCCACTGCTTGAACCGCAGGTCCATTGAGCAGTTAATACCCACGACATCAAGTTCGTAGGCCCGATTCGTTCCAATCACAACTTCACCAGCAAGTTTGTTGAAATCAAATCCCTTGAGACTCGGGCCACCACCGATTATCCAGACACGGGGGGCCTTTGCGAAAGCATCCCCCGCCACAAGATGGATGAGTGGGATATTCATTGAAGCTGAGATGATGTCTCTCAGCTCCTGACGATTTCTTGCAATCTCCATTTTCTTATGCACATCACTTGTCGTTATGTACTTTACTGGGACTGCTACTGACTCAGGGTGCTCCGCCCTTTGTGAGAGTGCAATCTCGTGTGTTGCTATCATCCGCGGCATTTTTCTTACCCTTCACGTTTTTCCCTATATTACTGAGCGGGTGGGGCTATCGTAAAAGCCCCACCCGCCTCTTAAAATTCAAAACGCTAACCCGTTAAAGGCTAGGGGCCTCAGGCCCTTACGAGATCGAACAACGCTGGATCTGCTCTTCGTCACCGATGGCACCGCCGAAGCGCATGTAGCCCACGGCCACATCCGTGCGGGACATGATGTCGAACTCGCCCCACATCTCGAGGTTCATGCGGATGCCAGCCTTGATCTTCTGCTTGGGCAGGATCACGTAATACTTGTCTGCTGCTCCGAGCATCATCG